GAAGGAAGGTAAGATTAGCTATTATGCAGTTGACCGGCTGTACAAAATCAAGACAAAGTATCTGTTTCCATTTAAGAACAGTTATGAGGTTGGTGTACTCATTTACAAGAAGTATGATCCAATGTATGATGTCTGGACTTTTTCCTACCAGTACACAGCATACGATCCCAAAAAGAAGAAGTTTATTGTCACGACCAGGTCATACACTTATTCTAATTCATTGATGATCATTGATATTGATAGTTTGCCAATCAAGGCCTACACAGAAGATATGCGTGAAACATATCTTGCACGCGGTGCATTGTACATGAAGATTGTGCCATACATTCATCACATGCACTACAAGGGTATGTTTTCATCAAGGTATCTCAGTGGGCGTGTCGTTGTTGATGATGCTTGGTCATCCCAGGTGCCAACTGATGTTTATGAGGAGCCAGGTGACGAGAAGGAATATGATGATGTTGAACACGTTGATGCTGCACCCGTAACTACATCAGACAGTGGACAACTCAATTACAATTTGGCTCCACATGAGATTGACATTTGTACTCCTTACATTTCGTGTTATTCATTGGATCTTGATGCGTGGGGTCAATGTCTTGTTACTGATTTGTCAGCAATTGTCTACAGAGATGATGCGTTTGAGCATTTGTGTCTTGATTCGCTATTTGTGATTGATGATGAAACCAGTATGCGAACGAAGGACTTGGTTTGCAAGCTAGTTACCAACTATGATAAGATTGATAGACGAGACTTTATTGACGGCAAGTCAAGTGGTCTAATCATCACTCTACACGGTCCCCCAGGTGTTGGCAAGACCCTGACCGCGGAGGCAACAGCTGAGGTATTGCATCGTCCACTTTGTAAGATTTCCGCTGGAGCTTTGGGAACTACTCCAGCAACTGTTGAGGATGCACTGCGGAAGTTTTTTGACAATGTTAAGAGGTGGAACGGCATTGCATTGATTGATGAGGTGGACATTTTCCTTGAGAAGCGTACATCACACACAGATATTGTTAAGAATGCAATTGTTGGTGTTTTCCTCCGCATGATTGAGTACTGCAATGCTATTGTTTTCATGACGTCCAATCGCATTGACTGTATTGATCCTGCAATTGATAACCGTATTGATGTGAAGTTGGAGTATGACGCTCTGTCAGTTGATGACAAGGTCCGCATTTATGAGAGCAAGACAAAGTGTATTAAGGATATGCCTGATGAGAGCCCTGATGACATTCTTGATTTCATGGCACGGTATCCACACCTGAATGGTCGCAATCTGAAGAGCATCATTAAGACAGCACAGTATGTTACCTGGCCAAAGCCTCCATCAATCAGGCATTTTGCCGCAGTGACCGAGATGATGAGCAAGTAAAACTTTTTTTATGTTCAAATGTTGATAAATTAAATTTTGGTTAATGCATTTTTATACAAATCATAATCCACATGTGCAAATATGCAAAATACTATCTTATCAAATTTATAGGCAAATGACTTGTTATCAATTTTTATTTATTTGACCTAACACATTAAAAATAAAATTTGATTTTAAAATATCATAATAGTTCTTTCATGTCTACTTAGAACACAATAAATGGCTCTTCATTATGGCAAAATTCAAGGTTATGTTTTTGAGCATGAACTCAATATTGAGCTGAAAAAATATTTTGGTCTCAATGTGCTGAATGAGGATGAACTGGAAAGAAAATATGGTAAATGTATAAGTGGTATTAAAAAATGTGTAGGTGTTGATATTGCATGCACAGATGGAAAACATGTCTATGTTATACAGTGCAAACAAGTAAAACAGTCATCTCCCATAAAAGCAGTTCAGGAATTTATTGACTATTCTGATCATATTTCCAAAAAAATTGGTCGTCCAGTTATCAAAATTTGGGCATCAAGTATTGATCCATGTAAATCTGGTATTGACTTATGTGATGCAGCAGGTGTCAGAAGAATAATATATGCCACCTCATCATCACTTATTACTAATGTGATTTCATGGATATTGCATAGAAAAGAAATAGTTGACGATGTTGGTGATTATTTGATGGTTTGAACAATATGTGTCCATGCTGCATGACAGTAATCAAAATATTGTTTAATTGGTAGATCATATGATGAGATTGAAAATGGTGGATTGACTTCTACAACTATCCATGTTTGATCACTTTTCAATGCAACATCAACAACACAAAATCCTATAGTATTTAATCCAAGTATTTCATCAATAAAGTCAGCTGGTGGTGAAGTATTAAAATATTTTACATAGTCTGTATCAATACTGAGAAAAGATGCAACATATTCTGAAGCATTTGACATTCCATATAGTTTGTTATCACCAATAAGCAATCTATATTCATTTTTAAGTTCAACAAGATTAGAAAGATATATTTGCTGATCATGATTTAAAAAAGTTTCAATATATTTCAGATCATTTTTTGTTTTTATTATCATGGCACTAAATGATTTATCATTTGCAACTGGTTTGATGAAATATGGTAATTTTACAGTAGCACATTCTTTTATTGTTATACATTCAATATGTCTTTTGTACAATGATTGAAAACATTTTTCATAGGTGTCTGGACACCTGTATTTTGTTTCATAAGTGTCTGGATACTTGTATGTATTTAATATTTTTTGTACTATTTTGGTTGCACAGAATAACACATCAATATGTAACACATCCAGTTCCATTATTTCTTTTTTTGACAGAATTTTTGTTCTGTATTTTTTGCAATATTCTAACAGTTCTTGATCATCTTTATTATTCCATGTATCTTGAATAACAACATTTAATTCATCCATCTTTGATATCATAATATTTACTAACCTGTATACCATTTTTGTATTTCAACTTTTGGCCAAAAAATTGATTAACGCACTCTATCACTTAAAATAATATTTAGAATAGTAAAATACCGAATGACAACAATTGAACTAAATGGAAAATCAATAAATCTAAAAACTGCTGGCCGTGACACATTGGAAAAGGTAATGCTACATGCAATCAAAACAAATAATCCAAAAAAGACTGATGCAATAGAACAATACATCAAAAGATTTAAATTTAAGCCACACAAAAAATTAAATGATGAAATGACATTTATTGAATGTACAATGAAACACGATTTTGATTTGTTACAAAAATATATTCCAAATTTAAATATATCTGCTCCCAATTATTGTGTTATTAATGCATGTGTGGAAAATAATAGACCTGACATTCTAATCAAATATGTCAAAGAAAAAAATATACAACTCGACAGATGCATCAGAGATGACACACCATTAAGTATGTGCATTAGAAAAAGATATTTTGAATGTTTTAAAATATTGATTGAGAATAAATGTAAGATATATATGTCTGATGGAAATAACCTGTCTCCATTTTGTGTTCTACTATTAGAAATTAAAAAAGGAACAATAGATAAAAATATATCAGATGATGATTTATCATTTTTTAAATTTGCATTAAATACAATTCTTCCAATGAAATTTAATGATGACACACTCAATATAACTGAACTTGAACTCTTATTTAGTCCCAAAAAATTATTTAATAGTGTGTTTTACAAACTTGTTGTTGAACCATTTTCATTCAATTCACAAACAGATTTTTATAAATTTCCCCTTATTGAACATAATATGATGTTTCACGATAATGATATTATTGCATATATTGAATTGATGAAACATGATGAATATGGATTTATAAAATATGTCATTGAGAGGCGACCTTATATCCTGCTTAAAATGCACGGAGAACAACCAGTTATTACATTTTTATACAAATTTTGCAAAAGTGAATTAGTTCACTATGTAATTGACTCCTTTCCCAAATTAATATTTTTCAAATCTATTTATACTCTACATTGGTTCACCTATTCAAATCAAATGGAATATGTCTGGAAACTACTGGAAAGATATCCCAAAAAAATAAATGATCATGATGAAAATGGACGGACTATATTTGACACCCTTTTTATCGCAAAAGAAATGTCAGATGATGAAATTATTGACAATATGGACCGATTGATTAAATTAGGTGCAGATCCTAATAATTTTCTCAAATCGGGCACACGATGTATTAATATGTGTTTACAATTCAAAAGCAATAAGGTTTTTACACATTTAATTCAGTATGTGGCCAAAGATATTGAACATATTGATCCAATTGATATTGCATGTCAACTCGAAAAACTTGATAAATTGATGATACTGATTGACAATGATTTTACAATATTCACAGATGAAATTCTTGGGGTTATGCTCCCTCGCTGTATAAAAAAAGTGTTATGTACAAATAATTGTGAAATTATGAAATATATTATTGATCATCCCAAATTTGGTATTACTGATGTCCATAAAATAATGATCATGACATTAGCAAAAAAGTTAAAATGTTGCAATGATATGTTAAAATTGTTTGACGATACAATTGAGCCAAGTGATGCTGAAAATGGTGAAATACTAAAATTAAATGGTGCACTAGAAAACTTTTGTAATGCATATTCTGAAAATAAAGAAAATGTGATAGGGTGTACAAAAGCAATTACTTTAATGTTCTTAAAAATTATCAATTCAAGTTTTCATAAAATGTCAAGACCCAATTTTTTTGGAGATGAGAGAACGTTTATTAATAATCATGCTTATATGCAAAAGGAATCAAATGTGGACAAAATTATGATGGCCATTATGATGCATCAAAAAATTACAAATATGATTCCATCAACTATGGGTGCTATTTACAGAAATGTGTATATGGGTGATATTCATGAATCCATTATGAATGAACACAAAATATTATTAACAGAAAATAAATCAAAATTTGAGGATTTGTCTAAAGTACTAGATAATCTGTTTTCATTTGTTATTAATTTGCCTGATGACGATATTGATATGCCCGAAGAAATAATTGATGAGCATGTCAATGATATTAATTCTTCTGAGGAAGATCCTGAACCAAAAAAACAAATTGAGCCAAAAGAAGATGAACCTAGTATCATCACAACAGAAATTATTGATCATGTTGAAGAAGTTGAAATTCCAAAAATAGTTGAATTTGTACCAATATTTACACCCTATCCACAATATCAAAATATGATTCTAACTTTGGCACCAACTAAAGTAGAATCACTATTATCCAGAATTAGATATCCATTCAAATTACCAAATTATAAAATATTGAGTCAACACTTAATGCAGGATGCTCAATGGTGCGAAACAGATGATAAATTTAAATTTTTTGATAATGGTAAAAAAGTAGCTATTGTCTATAAAAATAATAAAAGTGATATTCCATGTTGGGTGAGTCATTATGGATACAATATATGTGTTAGTCATAAGCTTGATGAAAATCACATGTTCCCTTTTTCAATTGATATATTGCTTCATGACTTGTGGGAAAAGAAAAGTAAAAAAATAAAATGTGGATATGGTGTGTCAAAGACTGCCACATGTTTATATTTTTATGGCAAGTATCTCAAAAATAATAGATGGATTAGGGGCTATTATGAATATTTTTTAAATGACCAAAATGTTCTATTTCACAGACTATTTAAACCACTGAAAATATAAATATATTATTATTTTATCTAAACATTTCATATATCACACAATGAATGAAAATAAAATTAATTGGGTAATGAGTGAACCTCTCTCTAAAGCATACATACTTGATAATGATTTACATTTAAAAGTGCCAAAGAGTATTTTAGATATTAAAAAACCAATAAAAGCTGGTGATTCAGTGGCACTCATATATTATGACAATGATCCTATCTTAACAGAACCTGTCAAGGGATCAACTGTGAAAGATTTATTAGTGGCAATTGAAAGA